GCCAGGTACCAGCACAGCTCTCCGGGGTGAGTACTACGCCTGCCATTGCGGTCCAACTGAGCACGGCCAGACTGCTCACGGCAGCCGTCGTAGGGACGAGTACGACGCCTAGCGCAGCGGCCACCATGAGCACCCTGCGTCAGCTTGTCGCGGCGGTATCGAGTACAACCGTGACGCCGGCGGCAGCCTCTAGCGTCCTGCATGGGCTCAGTGTCCAGGTCGCAGGCACCAGTACCACGCCGTCTGTGGCGATCCAGATGGCCGGGCTGCGGCAACTGACAGCCGCCGTGATAGGGACAACAACCACCCCTGCCGCAACGCGTACGGTCTTGCATGCGCTTCCGGCACAACTCCAGGGCACTACGAGTACACCGAGTGCCGCCGCTACTGTCCTGCGGCCCTGCGTGGCGCAGATTACTGGCACGAGTACGACCCCAGCGAGTGCGATCCAGCAGCAGCGTGCCCTGCTCGCAGCGCTCCCTGGGGTTAGCGTCACGCCGGCAGCCGTCGGGACGATGGGGACTTTACGGTCACTGACGGCTGTGATCGCCAGTACCAGTACGACGCCGACCATCAGCCGTGTGCTGGCTCGCGTCCTATTGACCGCGGTCGCAGGGACTACGACGACGCCACCTGCCATTGTCTCTCTTGCGACGACTCGTCTTCTGAGCGCAACGCTTCTGGGCACGAGTCTCACGCCGGACAGTCAGCGGACCATACAGCGTGTGCTCACAGGCACGTTCCCTGGCACGACGACGACTCCGGCGACAGCACGCCAACTCCAGCGTCTGGTGAGCGCCGTACTGGTGGGGACAACGACCACGCCATCTGCGGCGATCCAGATGGCGGGGCTGCATCAGTTTGTCGCGAACGTGAGCGGCGCTAGTACGACCCCGGCCATTAGTCGGACCGTTGACCATCGCCTCGCAGGATTGGTGCCCGGGGTGAGTACCACGCCTACGAGTAGTGTCCAGATGCTTAGGCGGTTTCAGGCTGCCCCTGCTGCCGTCAGTACGACTCCTACGGCTACGGTCATTGTGGGGACGCTTCGGGCCTTGCAAGCCACGGTCACAGGCGTCAGTCAGACACCGAGCAGTGGACGATCTCTCGCCCGGGCGCTGGTGAGTACGCTTACTGGCGTCAGTACGACCCCGAGTAGCCTGGCGACAACGCTGCATCAGCTTACCGCGCTGCTGCCTGGCGCCACGACGACGCTTCCTGCGCAGGGCAGTATTATACGCCCGCTGACGAGCAATCTTGCCGGGACAAGTCTGACGCTCGATATTCCGTGGACACTCCAGCGCGGCTTGCATAGCGCGATCGCGGCCACGAGTAGTACGGATGCCAGTATCCTGGTGACTGAGCATCTCCTAGGCGCTGTCCTCGCAGGCAGCAGTCTTACGCCCCAGGCGTTGCTCATTCCTAACTCTGGGGAGTTTCAACTCCTGGCGTCACTGCTGGGGACCAGTACCACGAGTCTGGCGAACTTGCTGCTCCTCAGTATGCAGCGCGTCGGCACGGTCGGCCCTCCAGGGCGTGGCGCTCAGGTGGCGGCGCTCCGGCAGGCTGCTGTAGACGGGCCTACGGGCCGTGGAGTTCAGGTGGCAGCACGACGACAGGCAAAGGTTTCGGCGTCTTCTGCCACCGGGCGCGGCGTTTTGGTGAAAGCAGAGGAGTGAATCGGCAATACAGAAATACGTCCCAGGTTTATTTCTGACAATGACCATGCTTGAAAGGAGAAGCGATGGGGTCTATCACGGACGTGTTGGAAAATGCCCTCCTTAACCATGTGGCGAACACAGCGTATACAGCAGCAACCTCGCTCTTCGTGGCCCTGTGTACCGCTGATCCGACCGATACCGCCACCACCCTCGCCGGCATTGAAGTGACCAATGCCAATGCGTATGCGCGCACAGCCATTACGTTTAGTGCGGCAGCGTCGCGCCAGGTGATCCAGAGCGGCGCCGTGACGTTCCCCCAGGCGAGCGGTACCTGGGGCACCATTACTCACTGGGCGATTGTGACCTCGGGTACGTATGGTGCGGGAACGTGTCTGGCGCATGGGTCCTTTACGGGCAGTTTTGCCCCGGTCAATGGCAATACGCCGACGATTCCCACGACGGAGATTAAAGTGCAGTTTAACGCCAGTAGCGGGGCAGGCTTTACTGACTATTGCGTCCACAGCTGGCTCAACCTGGCGTTTCGGAACGTGGCGTTTAGCAAGCCAGCGACGTATGTGGCGCTCACGACAGGGACCATTGCGGATGCGACGCTGATTGCTGCCGCGTCTGAGGTAGCGAATGCGAATGCCTACGCGCGTGTGCTGGTCAATATTGCGGGCGGCTCCGTGCCGAAGTGGACCACCGCGACGACAGGGACGTTAGAGAATGCGGACGCTATTACCTTTCCCACGCCATCGGGGAGTTGGGGTCTGGTGACGGGCATGTTCCTTGTGGATAGTGCAACATTGGGGGCGGGGAACATTCTGGGGTTTGACATGAGCAGTGTCACGGATCAGACCCCCCAGTCTGGAGACACCGTGCAATTTGCCGCGACCGCGCTTGACCTGACGCTTAGCTAGGGGGAGAATAGTCCTATGCTCGCGAGCTTTATCAAAGACCCTGCGGCGGTCCTGGACTATACTATTGACTGGTCCCCCTGGCTGGCCGACGATGCCATCGTCACGTCTACCTGGACGGTCGAGGGCGATGTCGAATTGAGCGATGACGTGGTCTATACCAGCATTACGCAGGTGTGGGCGAGTGGCGGGACCGAGGGCACCCTGGCGGACCTGACCAACCACGTGGTGACGGAAGAGGGCCGGGAGGATGAGCGTACCATACGGCTGATTCTGCGGCAGCAGTAAGAGAGCGTGGAGCATGGCCATCGCCTTTGGCCCCATGATTACCTGCGTCCTGCCTCCCTCAGACATGGCGCTTCCGGTCGGAACCATTGTGGACATTGTCTACCCTGGTGGGGCGACCTGGCATGCTCGCGTGCGCAAGGAACTCAAACCCATGAAGGACGGGCGGCGGCGTATCACAGTAGTCTTGTTGCCGCAGAAGGGGCTGGCATGGCCGATACGGGACGAAGAAGGCTGGATGCGTACGGGCGGCCCCTCCCAAGACTTATTGACGCCTCGACGCGCGAGCGAGGCGGGGCCATCAACCGACGCCAGCAGGAGTTGATTGAGCGGCTCCTCCAGGAAGAGTATGATGCGCTCCTGGTGCAAGGGAGTTATGCCGAGGTCACGCTCTCGTTTGTGGTCAAAGACGGGTGTATTGCGACGGATGTGTATGTGATGCGCTGTCGGCAACGACGCACGGAGGAGGAGTAACCTGTATGGTACTCGACGAGATCGGGGCGTTCCTCGAAGCCGAAGGCGTTGGCATTATCGGTCAGACGCTCTTTCTGGGCTCCATGCCTCAGGATGAGCCAGGTGCGGGCAGCCAGGATGCGGTGATGGCCGTCATTGAGATACCCGGACAGGGTCCGCGCAAAGCCCATGACCAGACACTCTATGAGCTGCCCTATCTTCAGATTGCAACGCGTGGGTCCCCGTATGGCTATCAGGCGGCACGGCAGAAGGCTCAGGACGCATGGGACGCGCTAGATGGGGTTGCTAATATGGCGCTTAGTGGCACAACGTATCTGCTGATAGAGGCGTTACAGTCTCCATATTTTTTACGCAGTGACGACATGTCACGTCCGCACATTATCTTCAATTGCCGTTGCACGAGGGCACTGTAGAAATCTTTCTTGCATCTCTTTGTTGACTCGCGTACCTTCTACGAAACTTTTCTTTCGGTATCCCATCTGCACCCTGCATGACGAGTGGCGGGCAGCAGCGAGTGAACCGAGGACCAGGGGCCATTCCCCTGCCTGACCTCGGTTTAGCTTGTTGTGGAGCTTCCGTCATGCCCGAGCCCCTCTACACTACCGATAGCTGGAACGGCATCCCTCATTACGTCTGTAATGCCTGCGGCTACGATACGCTTCAGCTTGCCCGTATCACCGACCATTGCGGAAGTTGCCCGGCGGTTGCGGCGCTTGAGCCTTCCCTCGCTCAGGCTGAAGCGTCCCTATCTTCCCCGCCGGGCAGCACGCCTGCGCCACCAGATCCCCCACCCACGGATCCGCCCCAGTCTCTGCCGGTCGAGGAGGTGCCCTCATGAGTACCCAGGCGTATTCGGCCTATGGCACTCAGGTTCGCGTTGGTGACGGCATCCCGCTTGCCGTGTTGACCATCAATGCTGCGACCAACACGGCGCCCATTCTCGTCACCACTACAGCGGCCCATGGCGTGATTGACGTGTCCTACGCCACGATCGCGGGCGTTGTCGGGAATGCGGGTGCGAATGGCTCCTGGGTCGTCGAGGCGGTCACGACGACGCAACTGCGGCTGCGGAACTCCGTGGGCAATGGGACATACACGAGCGGGGGGACTCTGACGAAGGTCAGTACGTTTGCCTCGATTGCCGAACTCACGAACGTGCAGGATGCGGGCAGTCGGACGGATGTGATTGATGTCTCGGCGCACGATGGCTCCGGCTATTCCAGTGAAATTGCCACGCTCAAGCGCACGAATACGATGCGCCTGAGCGTCAATCTGGCGCCTGATCATCCCACGCATGACGAAGTGACCGGGTTACTCAGTCTCTACAACAGTGGCGCGCGCCGGGATTGGCTCCTCGTCCTGCCGCCCTACCCTGGCACGGGGAGGAAGGCGACAGGACATCTCTACGGGGCCGTGACGTACTACACGATGCCGCTGCCTGTAGCTGGTGCCGTGACGGCTGAGATGGAACTGAGCTTTGATGGTGCGTTTAGCTGGACATCCTAGAAAGGACTAGTTTATGGCCACCCTTGCCAGGTCTGCGTATGGGACAACATTTCGTATCGGTAGCAACGTCATACCTGAACTTATCAATCTCGATGGCTTGGGCAGTAGAACAGACCTCGTGGACGTGTCAGCACACGATGGTTCGGGCTATTCGAGTGAGATAGCAACGATTAAGCGTAACAACCCCATAACGGCCACAATGAACTATGTCCCAGGTAATACTATTCAAAATAGTCTAAAGGCCCAGTATGACGCCGGCACGTCAACTTCGTACAGTGTGACCCTTCCCGGCACGCCGGCCGCCGTCTGGACCTTTAACGCCATCGTCTCCCAGTGGCAGTTGAATCCGTTGCCGGTGAATTCTGTCCCCCAACTCGCGGTCATCTTTAATCCTGATGGGCCTATTGTGATTAGCTAGGTCGTCCTATGCTCGATATTCACTGGACCTTGACCGTGTCCGTTCCGCAACTCGACGCTCTCCAGCAGACGTTGCTGGAGCTAGGAGTCAACATCGTGGCAGAGATCGCGGGCATCCAGAATGCCATTAACAGTCTCGTGACCAATCAGGCCGCTGGCCAGGATGCGCTCTCCGCCCATCTCACGGCCATCGAGACGGAAATTCGGCAGCTAGGAGATAACCCTACGCAGGCCCAACTCGATCACCTCGCGGACCAGGTGAACGCCGCTGCCGCCACTGCGGCCAAGGGCGCCGAGGATCTGCGGGCGATGACCGAGCAAGTCGCAGGCATGGTCCCTGACGCGCCACCCCCAGCATAGGTAGAAACACGTATGGCTGACCCGCGTGTCATACCACTCGTGGACATTGTCTTGGACAAACCACGGCATTTATTGTTCGACCGTTTAGCCGTCAAGTTCATTGAACTGGAGCTGACCAGGATCTGGGGCCGGGAATATACGTTTTATCAAGCACTCCGGCTCTGTGCCGAAATGCTCCAGAACGATGATTTGAGCAAGCTCAGTCTGATTAATATCACCGTCATGCTCTGGGCAGGCTGTCTGCACGAAGACCCCACGCTGACGCAAGCCACGATTGAAGAGGCGCTCCCGTACGCCGATCCATCGCTGCTCATCCCGTACGTTGGCCCCATTCTGCAAGCGTGGCAAGCCGCGAGCCCGACAGCGCCGCCGGTGCAGGAAATGAATGGCGAGGTCGTCGATGAGAACCCTTTGGACGCATCGCCTGGGAGCAGCTCTGGAGTTTTGAGCGGCAGTGCCTTGGCCTGAGTGAAGCGGAGTTCTGGCGACTCACCTTTCGCGAGGGCTGGCTCCTCGCGCAACAGTACTGGCGGGCACAGGCGAGACGCGACCGGGCGACAGCCCTAGTGGCGCAGATTCTCTTGAACGTGAACCGGGCTGAACATACGAGCCCGATGAGTCTGGAAGATGTGATGCAGGCCCTAGGCCATCCTGACGAGACGCCGCCTCCACCGCCGGTCACGGTGGAGCAACTGCATGACCGCTTTGCGTTACTCGCTGACGTGTTTCGCGGGAATGGGACGATGGATGGATGAGGAGTAGCACTTGTGAGTGAGATCCTGGCCGGAGACGTTGTTGCGAGGTTGCGCGCGGACGTAAGCCAGTTTAACCAGGCCATTGCGGACGTGCTCCAGCGCCTCAATCAACTGAGCCAGGCAACGACCCAGTTTCGCGCCACCCAGACCCAGTCGCAGTCAGCCATCACCAACCTCAGCGCCGCGATGCTAGCGCTCCAGCAGGCCATTACCCGCCTGACGCAGGCGCAGACTCAGTCCACCACGCAACAAACGCAGGGCCAGCAGAGTAGCCGACAACTGGCAGCGGCCTACCTTGCGCTGGCGCAGTCCATTGCCCAACAGACCCAAGCCTATAGCCAGATGACGCAAGCCGTTACGCAAGCCACGCAAGCCATTACCCAATCCACGTCGTCCCTGCGGACGCAACAGACCGTGCTTCAGCAAACAACGCAGGCGACGGGTGCAGCGTCCAGCGGCTTGAAAGCCATGCTGACCATCGCCGGGGGCATCGGGGTTGCGACCGGCATTGGGGCCATTGCGGGGCAACTCAAAGACCTGGCGGTCCAGACCGTACAGGTCGGCGCGCGCATGGAAAGCTTGCGGTCCTCCCTCTCTGCTCTGGGGGGTAGCGCGGCCATTGGGGCGGCGCAATTCCAGACGCTCTTTAACACCGCCCAATCACTCGGCGTTGCCTTTGAGCCCCTTGCTCGCAGCTTTGTGAAGCTGACTGCGGCCGCGACCCAGGCAGGGCTCCCCCTGGCCGACCAACTCCGTTTGCTCACCGCGACCACGGCGGAAGCTCGTCGTACGGGGGCCTCCTCTGAGGAACTCGGGCGGGGGATTACGGCTCTTGCCCAGATGGCGAGTAAGGGCAAAGTCTCGATGGAGGACCTGCGCCAGCAATTTGGCGAGGCGCTCCCGACGGGGATGGCGGCCGCTGCGAAGGGTATGGGCATTACGACCGAGGCCCTGAATAAGCTGGTCGCGAGTGGCACGCAGGATTATGCCCCCCTTGTGAAGGCGATCACGCGTGGCTTTGAGGAGATGCAGGCCTCGGGTGGCAAGTTTGTCGATGGTACCCAGCAAGCCTTTAACCGCCTGAAGAATGCCTGGACCGAACTCCAGGACACCATCATGAAGGGTGGACTGGGTGACTATATTGTCAAAGTGGCAAACAATATTCGCGAGGCGGTGGAATGGACGAACAAGACGCTGAAGGCCCGGGAGGAGGCACGGGCGGGTCCCCAGGGGCCAACGCCTGAAGGCTTAGCAGGAGCCGACCAGGAGCAGGCCAAAGAAATTACGCGACTACAACGGCTGATTGCGCTGTATGAGCGCGAGAAGGCCGCCGGGACGACGATTACGCCCGGCATGCAGACCGTGGTCGATCAAGCGAGGGACCGACTGGAGGAGATCCGCAAGGCCATCCTTGAGAATACCAATGCGACGGCCGATCAGGGCAAAGCGCAAGAAAAGGTCACGCAGGAAACCAACAAGACCAAGGCTGCCCAGGAACAGCAGGAAGAGAACTTGAAGAGCCTGCGTGCGGCCCTCGATGCCATCCACAAAGAAGATGAAGCCTTCCGTGCAAAAGCGGCTCTTGCCCCCAATGTGTACGGGGACCCCAAGGGCACCACCGACCAGCAAATGACCTTTGCCAAGGCCCGACAGCAAGAGCTTGAAGCCTCTGTCAAAAAGGCGGCGGAACTCGTTCAAGCCTTTCCAGCCACGACGGTTGTTCCTCCCGGCATGCGGAAAGAGTTGGCCGATCTCGATATCCAAGTACGCAAGTATGGCGAGACCCAGGATGCCCTCAGAGAGAAAGAACAAGCGCTTGCGAAAGCTGAGCGCGAGAAAGAGGCGGCCATCAAACGTGCCGCGGCAGCACGGGAGGCTGAAGCCAAAGCCGCCGTTACCCAAGCCATTGAACTCGACTCCACCCTTGAACGCCTGCGAGGCATGACCCGTCGTCCTGATGAGAACAAAGCGGAAGAAGCCGCCACGCGGGTGCGCACACAGTATGCTGGCGCTGTGGCGGAAGTTGAGAAGTGGATCGTGGCACTGGAGCGCTCTAAGGCCCTTCAGGCGGCCCGCCCTGAAGCCCTGGAACAGTTTAAGGCGCTGCGTGATGCCCTGCGTGAGGCGGGGGAAGCCCAGGCCAAGCTCGCCTCTGAGGAGGTGCTCAAGCAGCAGATGGCGCCGCTGCAAGAGCTTGCGGTCAAATACGGAGCGGTGACCGCGGAGATTATCAGCCAGAGCGCGCATGTCCAGGAGTTGGCCAGCACGTACAACCTCGCCGCCCAACAAGTGCGGGACCTGGCGAAGGCGGAAGAACTCGCCGCCCAGTTCAAAGGGACGCCGCTGGAGGATGCCGCGGAGCAAAAGCGCGTCGCAGTGGAGACCGGCGTCATCTATCAGGCAGAAATCGAGCTGCTCAAGGAACGCTTTACGGCTTTGAAACAGAACGCCGACGCCATGCGGACGGCCGAAGACGCCCAGGCGGCGTTTACCCAGCGGATCAAGGATAACCTGGAGCAACTCCAGACCCCGCGTGAGGAACGGGCAGAAGCCCGGTTGCGGGCGCAGGCCCGCCGCCAACACGTCGCCTTGACGCCAGAAAATGAGGCGCTCCTCCAACAGATTACGGCGCAGGAGCGCTGGAATGACATCATGGGGGTGACGGAGCAGATCGGGGATCGGGCTGCCCAAAGCATTACGGATGGTCTCTTGAGCATCATTGACGGCACGAAGAGCGTCAGTGAAGCCTTCAAGCTGATGGCGAAGAACATTCTCGATTCCATTGCCCAGATTGTCATGCACGAGACCTTTAAACGGCTGATTAGCCTCGGGATAGGGCTCCTGGGCAGCGCCTTCGCCCCGACCATAGCGCCTGAAGGCGGGAGCAGTGCGGGGGGCGGCGGCTTTGAACTGCTTTTCGGTGGGACCGCGAGCAGTGGGATGCGCGCCCAGGGCGGTGCGATCGTCAACCGCCCGACGACCATCCTGGCGGGCGAGAATCCCTCCATGAATCCCGAGTACGTGGTCAATAGTCCCCAGATGAAAGCCTTGATGGGCGCAGCGATGCGGGCTGGGCCGAGCGCTGGAGGACAGGCTGCCGGTGGCGATGTGGCGGTCATCCTGGTCGATAACCGGGGCCAGGCTGAACGCGAGGCGGCAGCGCAACGTGGCATGGGGCGTCAGGTCATCATCCAAGAAGTGGTGCGGGACCTCAGCCAAGGGTCGGGCTCGACGATTGGGCGCATGATCCGCGCGGGAGGGCATTAGGGAATATGCGCCCAGGATTTACGATGGACAATACTATGAAGTGTTGCTGGGGATACGGAGAAATCCTTCGCAAGAACAGCTTGTCTTTCTCCCGCTGCGTATCGTTGCCGAATAAGGATAACTTGCGCCGTTGTCAACTTCGCCTGTGGCAAGGCTTCTCCATGCGCAGACATACCATGAAACCTGCCCAAGAGACGGCCTCTCTCGACGGCATCGCGCGCATTGTCTTTGGCTGTTCCAGGGTAGAGGTGCCAGGGATTCGTGCAGGGTGGATTATCACAGTGGTGCAGAATCCATCGCGCGGCAAGCATGGCTCCCTTATTGATGAGTTTCCACATCATCCGGTGGGCACGCTCATGAAAGTGTTTGTTGTCGATGGAAAATTGGAACGAACCATATCCCCAGTCCATGGTTCCTCCGATCCATCCCCAGCAGCAAAACGGGCAGTCTCTTCCGTGGGCACACACAACGACTTTTTCCCAAAGACGTGTACTCAAGTCAGGTCGTTGACATGTCCTAAAGCATTCTCTGCAACAGTATTTGCCCGTGTTCCTCGATATTTTCGACGGCTTGGTAATAAAAACTTTGCGACATGTGGGATTCTGGCAGGTCAATGTAACGGGTTTCTGGCGACATGTGTCCTTGCATGGCCTAGAGCAATAGACTCTTTTGTTCTGCCGGGATGGAAAAACAAAAAACACACGACCACACGTAGGATTTTTGCAGGCACACGCGACAAGCATACTCAACCTTCCGTAAGTTGGGTGATCCCGAAGATGGTGGAGTGTGGCAACTCGTCGGAATCGAGCTGTCCTACGGTTCATGAGGCCGCAGTAAGCCACTCCTACAATTATAACACGATGGGGGCCTAGATACTAGTGGCCGTCTATCCCTTTACACCAATTCCGTCTAGCATACAGGCCCCATCTGTCCTAGACCCAATGCATATATTTGAATCAGATTCTGGTACCACATTTAGGAGATCAAAGCACTCACGGCCCCAGCGTCGCTACCAGCTCGACTACCTCGGCAAGGTCACGGCGGAGTGGCGCATTATCCGCGACTTCCTCCAAGCGCAGCGCCTTGGCGTCTTGCCGTTTGAGTTTCTGCATATGACGGCCACCGATGCCGCGACCTACAGCAATACCACGCCAGTAGTGGTGACCATGTGGCATGCCTATACCAGCGGGCAATGGGTGTCGATTGGTTCCAGCAATCCCAATACGAGCCTGCACGGTGGGTGGCGGATTACCCGATTGTCTTCCACTACCTTCAGCCTCGATGGCTCCATTGCGGGGGGCGCAGGGACATGCCAGGTCTATACCTATATCCCCCAGGCGGTCGGCGTCTTTAGCGAGGACAGCGACCCCAGCCCGGTCAAACTCATGGGACCGGAAAGTACGACGAGCAATCGGGGGCGTTTCTCGTTTAGCGTGCAAATCTTGGAGCTGCTCTAATGCCACGCCTGCTCAGTGCCGCCTTAACGCGGGAGAAGAATCAGTTAGCTAGTGACCATACGATCACCATGTGTGGCCAATTAGACATTGTGGGTGGTCCTGTCCCCTATCGGCTGGTCAACTACGATCAGGATGTGGTGTTCCATGGCATTGTCTACCACCGGGCAGCCTTTGACGTCGATGCCCTCGAAGATGCTACGAGCATGGCGCTGGTACGCCTGCGTATCTCGTTCGGCAACGTAGATCAGGCCTTGAGTGCACTCCTGGAAACCTACTGGGGGCCTGATACCCCTTGGCAGGTCACGATTTGGCAAATCGACACGCGACAACCTAACGAGACGCCCTTTCAGGCTGGCGAAGTCTTCCAGGTGGCGCAGGTCAATACCGACTTTGTCAGTGCTGTAGTGGAAGTTATTGCCGCCGGTTTCACCCTGGGTGGCACGATGCCCAAGCGTCGGTTCACGACCAGCGGCGGTTTCCCATGGATCCCCAGGAGGTTCTAGCCATGGCACAGTCTACTACACTCCCTGACATGGCCGCCCTAGTCGAGCCGTTACTTGGTCTCAGTTATGAGCAGTACGATTGTTGGCGACTGGTTAGGCGCTTGTACCGCGACTATTGGGGGGAAGACCTTGATGATGACCCCGTCCAGGGCTGGAAGCATGTGCAGGAGATCTGGTGGCAGGAGGACGTGGACGATCCGCTAACGCTGTCGCAGAGCGGCGATTTATGGATCATGCGGGGACAAGGAATGAGTAGTCATCATGTCAGTATCGTGTGTAATACGGTTCATTTTGTCCATGCACGGCGAAGGACAGGCGTGTGTTTAGAGCCACTGAGACGCTGGAGACCGCGTCTCCTCCAGATTGCCAGGCTACGCAGGCTACTGTAACCTGTGTACTCCTCCTGTCCCCCTTACGGGGAAGGGATGGCCGTTGGCGCACCGCCACGCGCACCTTTCCTGCGGGCGATGCGCTGGAGGCCTATCTGCCATCCACAGAGGCCCTTTCCAGGGTGGCGATCAATGGGGGTGTAGTCCCGCCTGACCTCTACAGTAGTGTAGTACCACAAGCAGGCGATGAGGTATGGCTGTACCCGGCATGGGCTGGCCCTGAAGTCTGGGTACCCATAGCCATCGGGCTCGCAGTCAGTCTCATTAGCGCGACGGTGTCGCATTTCCTGTTTCGCCCCAAGCCATTTCTGCTCCCTCAGCAAAATAGCCTCACCGAAACCACCGAGGAACACACGTTCTCCTTTGAAGGCATTCGCACGGCTATTGGCCCTGGAGCCTCGGTGCCCGTGGTCTATGGTCGCCACCGTATTGGGGGCCAACTTCTCGCCGCAGCGGTGGATCAGGCCGCCGTCTACATTGACGAGGGTGTGCCGACGACGCCCGGCGTAGCCGTGACCGCCGTGGGCTATGGAGAACCCCAGAATATTGTCATTATCACGGCCCCCGGTAATGGGTTTAGCCATTACCAGAACATTACGCTTGAAGGTCTTATAGGCAAACCGGCGCTCAATACGACGTGGACTATTCGCATCTTAGACGGTGACCCCGACAGCTTTGCCTTGCTCTATTCCTGGGGCGTGAACATCGAGACGCCCTACGGCGGCGGTGGAGTGGCACGCCCGGCCAGCACCGGCCGGCGCATCGTGCAGGCGACCTCCTCGCCCCCGACGCTGAGCTTGTTCCTCGGGCTGTGTGAAGGCCCCATCAGTGCGGTCCTCACGGAGACGATCCAGATTAATGGCCAACCCATTCAGAACTTTCCCGGCGTGCAGGTCTTTACGGCCCTGGGGACAGCGGATCAGCCGGCCTTTGCGGAGTTCGGGGCGGCGCGCAACACGTTTTCTGACGGCCGCATCATTACCCCCGAAGGGATTGCCGTCACGTATACGTCCAACGGTCCCCTCTACGCCTTTGTGCTCAATCTCGTCTGGGAACAAGGCCTCTTCTACATGAATGAGAAGGGGGAAAAGGAAAGTAATACCGTCCATATTGAGTATCGCTATGCCGTGGCGGGCA